AATCTCTGTGATATATTGAGCGGCAGAAACCTTTTTGCCGTTGGAATACTTGGAGATATATTGTTTATGATCAGCCATTAGGTCTAAAAATATGGTTTGTGTCTTTTTTGGGAGCACTATCGAAATTCTTTACTGCCTCATCATTAAATGCAGAAGCTGCCTGAGTCATTACACTAACATTATTAATACCCTTGGCACCAGTTTGTCTAATCATTAAATCCTTAGAATTAATAGACTTAATCTTTTCTTGTTGACTATTAGTGATAATGGTATTAACCTCATCAATACTAGCTCCAACTTCCTTAGCGATAGTGGCTGGTTCCATCTTCATTGTTTCACTAAGATATTTTACAGCGTACTCTGTATTTCTATTTTTAGCTTTTGCCATTATGATAACTCTCTTTCTGCATTGCTTAACCATGCTATATTTTTGGTGGATAAAAAGTTTAAATATAAATCAAATATTTTTTCATTAACTTCTTTGAATTGCCATTCTTGTCTGCCAATTTTACTAAGGAATTTATTGCTCTGTCCTTCACTATACATGCCGATAGGATTAAAAACTTTACCATAAGTACCAATCTTAATAAAGAATTTATTACCAGATTGATTGGCTATTAATTTAGCAACAACATTTTTAGAATCTGTTTTTGCTCTTGGTCTATTGAACGAATCAATAAAATCATGATCGCCAATAATAGTATAATACGAAGTAACTCTTTCTTGACGAACTGGTTCAACATTATCTTTAGGTTTGAAAATAAAAGTATTTTCACTATCATTAATTCTCATTTAATATCCTTTATGATGGCCATATTGTTTTTGGTCCCTTTTTTATTCTGCTCATGCCCTTGGGCAATAAATCTTGTTCCACTTGAGTATCTTTATATGCGTTGTGTTTTTCATATAAATGAGCCTTCTCATCATTACTCATTCTGTCGCCATTCCTTTTTGCTAAATCTCCAAGAGTCTTTAACTCACTATCCATTTTTTTTACTGACGCACTTTGAGTCATCACATCAGCAATATAAGATCTGTGAGTTTTCTTACTTTTACAATTTATACAGTTGGGTTGCTCAATATAATCTTTAATATAAAAAAATAATTCAAAATCAGAATTACAACTATCACAAATGTAGGTATATGTGGGCATTATATTAAATAACTATCTGGTAAATAAGCCAACCATTCATCAGGAATCTCATGTTTTATTCTACATAGGTAACTGGTGATTGGCAAGTATTTGGCACTTTTCTGTGGCATGGAGGGAATATTTTTCAAAGGCATGTTAGCCATTTTAGGAGTTCTATTCCCCTTTTTTCTATTGCAATCAACGCAGGCTGTAACAATATTGGTCCATGATGTGGGAGACAAATTACTCTTCCATTGAGACTTTGGAATAACATGATCGTATGTCAAATCATTAATCTCTTTTTTAATACCACAATATTGGCATGTGTGACTATCTCTTAAAAAGATATTTTTACGACAAAAATTTACAGATTGTCTGTTTTGTTTAAAGTACTTAGCACTTTTAGCCACGGCTGGTATAGGGTATTTCTTATTAACCCCTATGATAAAATCATCTTTATAGAAGTCAATAATTTCAACACCAATACTATTGTTATAGTCATGTTTAATAGACCATACCAAAGCTCTTTTCCAATTAATAACCGCTAGTGGACTATAATCAGCATTTAATACTAAGCATTTACTATTTTTGTGATTCATTTTCGTAGTTGTCTAATCGTCCTAGAATTTTTGCTATAATAGGATTTCTAACAATATCGGTAGCCTCTAATTTAGAATTACCGATACCTTCTAATCCCATCAAAGCATTTATTAGTTCAATAAAACCGCCTTGTAAATGTCTGCTAAGATCTGACTGACCAATATCGCCAGTCAATACTAATTTACTCTGTGTGCCAACTCTTGTCAATAACATTTTTAGTTGTTCATATGAAGCATTTTGACACTCATCAGCAACAATGAAACAATTATGGAAATTACGACCTCTCATTAAACCTAATGGCACAACCTCTATTTTATTATTTAGTTTTAAACTAGCATATTGAGCATGAGAAATGAAGTAATTGATTTCATCAATAATAGGTAATAGATAAGGATGTAATTTTTCTTCTGCTGTACCGGGCAAATAACCAATCTTTTCACCCGCTTCTAACACTGGTCTTGTGATAATAATTCTATTAACTTTATTCTCTAATAAATATTCGAGAGCCATACCTATAGCAATATGGGTTTTACCACTACCAGCCAAACCTTGGCAAAAGGTTATGGTATTTTCTGCTATTGTTCTTATATATTCTTTTTGATTATCGCTTCTGGGTTTTAGTCTATTTCTATATTGTGTTTCAATTTTAACAACATCATTAGTGGCATCAATAACCTTAGACTTTCTTTGTTTATTTTTATTGTTTTTTCTCAAGTGTTACCCTTTACAATAGGAGAGGTTAAATTAGACAAGCACCGCCGGCGCAACTAATTTCTTCAATTCCTACTGTATTATCCTCAGTCTCTGATAGTTGCGTATAATCAACCTTCTTGAAACTATTAAATAAATCACAATAAATCTTCCAGTTATACACATCCTTCATACAATATGTAAGTCTTCTTAAATCGCTATTAAAATATTTACCAGCAAAATTTTTCATTTTGGTGATAAATAATAATTTATCTTGAGTATCATTTTCTTTGGCCTGATTCATACTTGCATAATCACAAGCGGCCCATAGATTATTATCAAAAGCATTTAATCCTAATTCAATTAATCCAGAGCACCATAGTGCTGCATCGCCGTATTCTTTGACGATTTCTCGACTAGTGTAAACAGTTGTAAATGGGGCTTGTGGATAATCCTTATCTCCGCTTTGTGGAATAAGACTAATACCAGCAAAGTATTTACGATTTTCATAAATAAATTTAGTAACATCGTCCCATTCATCTGGTTTAACTGTTACAGTGTTACTAACATTATGACTTAAATAATCCTGAGTACATAATGATCTGTTTTTACCAGATTGTACCCAATTCTTTTGAGTTTCTTTAACAACTTTAAGCATTTCCACTGCTGGGAGTTGATTTTTTAATTTAGCTCCATCTGGTACTTCTATTGGAAACTTCACCACTTCATCAGTATTATTTGCTGACCAACGAGACTTTTCACAGGCTTGTGGGTTTACTTTCTTAAAATGTTGGTATGGTGCTTCTAAAACATTCGCCTGCACATGGCGGATATAGCGTTTAGCGTGATGAGGATGAATACCAGAACTTGTACCAAGCATACTACTGCTGGTTCCCTCTGGCTTTAAACAGGTTACTCTCGCTGCCTGATTAATCCCAATCTTCTGTGATATTTTTTTATTTGTGTCTACTGCTATTTTCGCACCCTTTGTGAGAACTTTTTCTGATAATACTAGTTCGTGCTTCTCCATGGTGCCTGTTAAAGATACCCCTAAAAGGGCTTCTCTTTCAAAAATTTTCTCACTAATTTTACCAAGATAATCTAGCTTAGTAAATCCAGCTTGTAATGTACCAATTATAGCAGCCGCTTTACAGGCCTCAAAGAAATCCTCTTCGTCTGTCACACTAGAGCAATTAATGGTGGATAGATTACATCCTTGCCAGCCACTCTGCCCACTTGCTTCGTCAACAGGCCACATACCAATTTCAACACATGGATTAAAAATCATCTCTGTTGATTCACTCCAAATAAATCCTGGTTCTCCAAATTCTTTAACAGATTGCATTAGTGTGTCGAACTCTTCAAATGTTGTTTCATTCTTTAATAATAATGCAGAGTTATTGCTTCGTGCTCTTTGTGGATTATCAATATACCAATTGCCGGTTTTGGCTTTTGCCATTTCTTCATCACTTGGACTAAATAATGCTAAACTAGCAGACCTACGTACACCACCACTCAATACAGCGTCACTACTATGCATCACAATATCATAAGCATCAATAGGTCTTAATTTCTTTTGTCCATTTTTAATACAACGATCTAATAATGCTCGTATTTTTTCTAGTCCATTAGCAAGAGGTTCATAGCCTGGAGCCTTACCAACACCACTGGCTAATGATGAACCTTTGGCACGAATTTGCGAGAAATCAAATATAACGTGAGTATTTTTCCAATCTTTGAATTCTTCAACTGGCTTACTAAAATAAGAACTGAGTAAGACTCCTAAACTATTTGCCCAACCCTCAATACTATCATCTACAACATAAACTCTGCCTTTACCTTCTTCGGGCTTATGTTCTAGTGTAGGTAGTTTGGAAACATGGTGCTTTTGGACACTAAAACCTGTACCACTACCACAAAGTAATAGCCAGAAACATTCTTGAAAGAATCTTAAACGATCACAATAACTGGCTGTGCAATTATAAATTTTAGCATGACGCTTTAGAATTGGATCGCCACCAAATTGCAACGCTCTTTGACTACCAAGAACCTTCTTTTTATACATCATATCATATGCCCAATTAATCTCTTCTGAGATTCCACAATCGGCATATTTAGTATGCATCATATTTTTAACACGCTCAACCGCTTCTTTCCAAGTTTCCCTGCGATTTTTGTCTTCTAACCAACGAGCATATTTACTAACGAATGTATAATTTTGCAGTTCTTGAAGAGCGGACATCTTATCTCCTATTTAAGATAGTTAATATTCCCAGCAACACAGCGGCTTGAAAAGAGTAGTTTATCATCACTGTGTTACCAAACCATAAATGATAAAAATAAATAAAACAACTAATATAAAATGCTAGTATACTCATAATACACCACAGATGTCTTTGAGCCAAGAAAGATTTGCTTTAACACAATGCACTTCCATACCACTCATGTTAATAAAAGTGTCAAATCTTTTTTTAGCTTCTTCATCAAACAAATGTGTACCATGCTTTTCGTCCATAACAACTTTAGTTACGCCCTCTTGCCATAAAGCCATAATGCAATCATTACAGCATTGACCAGTGACGTATGCTATTCCATTATCAGGGCGAACCACACAATTAGATAGAGCATTACGCTCTGCGTGTATCATCCAAGGATATTTATCTGGTCTAGTATTAGGCAGATTATCGTCCAGTAATCCTCGTGGAAAACCATTATAACCAACACCTAAGATCCTGTGATTTCTATCCGTTATCACACACCCATGTTGAGTTTGTATATCATGGCTACGTTGCGAAACTATTCTCGCAAGTCCTAAAAAATAATCTATCCAACTAGGCCGCATAATCCTATTTTTCTAATAACTTTTTATATAAAACTAGTGATGTAACTGCTCCTACAACTCCCATCACAACTCCTGCTGGTTGAAGTGGCGTCATGCCTAGCAGATAAGTTATTATACCACCTGAGTATGAACCGGCAACCCCCAATGCTACTGTTTTCCAGAATCCGAAATTTTCTTCTCCGGGAACTATACTTTTTGCAATACTACCCACGAATAATCCGTATACTGCCCATATAACTAAATTAAACATTTGCAGCCTCCACTAAAGTTATTACTTCATCATCCGTGATAGTTTCTCCTATATTTAATAATGCTCCCAACAATGGAATTGAATAAGTATTATAATCTTCTTTAGATAATTCTCTACGAATAATCTTTTTAATTCTCATCTTTGTAAACCAGCCTCTTTGTTTACTAAAGTTTCTTATATCATCACCATATAGTGAATATTTTTCTTGAGTAGTAGATAGTTTACTAGCTTTATTTTTATTACATTCTTGAAGAACTCTTATTACTGTTAGAATAATACTAATCATCATTAGTATTGCCATAACACTACCAAATTTTTCATCATTAGATAATCCAGCATTATTGATTACTTTTTCAGCAATAGCTTTTAATTTTTTATCATCAATTGGTTTTGTCATAGTTTATCTCTTTATTACGCGAGTTTTGCATTTATCACTATCACAATTTTCAGATTGGCTAGAGGATACTTTATCTGGTTCGCAATATCCGCACTGAACTTTTTTAATACCATCACCACTCATATACCAACCTTTACCCTTACATACTGGACAATCTTTTCTTTTATATTTGATTTTAACTTCCACAGAACTGCCTTTAATTACACCCCCCACAAGTGAAACAACAGCGGTTGTGGAGCCTGTGTAACTGTTGGACAACACTAAAGCACAAAGTATAATGCCTATTATTTTATTCATTTTTTAACCTTAACTTTCCAAGGAAGAATACGATCAATAATATTCTTAACTGGCTTTGGTCTTGGAGAAGGAGATGGCTTAGGTGGGATAATAGGGTTTTCAGTTTTGTCAAATAGTGCTATTAATTTTCTTAACACATTAATTAGTTGAGTAATTAATTTACTTAATCTAATTTTATCAATTAAATTCATAGATATTCTCCAAAACCATAATCTGGTAATTTTTGTAATGGAAAACCATCAAAGTTACTAAAAGCATAAGAACCACTTTGTTTTAACATACCAGCAGCAGTATCAGCATGAATTAAAAATGATCCATCTGGAATTGGACCCCACGATGGATGACCACCATCATTCCATTTACCCCAACTGTTTTGCACTAAAAAGGCTGGTTCGCTTCCGGTATCATCACAAGCAATCCATGCCATACAATGACCCCAACTGCCAGACTCATTAGCAAAACCATTTTTATCTCGTTTATTAGAAAAACCATAATTAGAACACACAGCTAATCCGTAACCGTTAGCTAGAGCATCTCTCGCTTCTTCAACTGTGCGAACTAATGATGTGGTTCTTATTTGATGGTCATTAGCTAAATCTATAACTTTGTCTGGTAATCCTCTTCCACCCCAGCCAGCACCAAGGCTACCATTATATTTGGATAAATCAATAACACCTTTATAGTTTTGTCTAACTAGTATGCCACCAGTTTTGCTAACGAATTCAGCCGCTCTACTGCAACTCATTCCTTGACCAGAGAAACCTCTAGCACCATAAATAGCTTCAGTAGCGCCACGTGCTATCCAAGACTCTTTCTCACCATCCACATCTATCTCTACTGCTCGACTAACATCACAGGCATTTCGTGTTCCATGGGACACACAATCACCAGTGGTTTGTCTTTCATTATAAGGATTCTTATCAAATTTTAACACACTCTTGTATGGTGTTGATAATTTACCCTTACCACTATTTTTAATTTTTTTGCTAGCATCTCCAAATAGTGGATACTTAAGAGTTTCCATCAAATGATCAAAATGATGTTGCTCCCAAATGCAACCACTAAAACCTTTACGATAATCATCATATAGTTCTTTTGGAGATAAGCGTGGCATTATTTGCTTCCTTCATTAGTGGCCCAGGATAGAGCCTTAAAACCTTCTGCTGCTTTAACTCTTAGCTCTTTAGTTAATGGAATATTGTCATCACCAATTGCTGCTACTATAACAGCATTACAATTCTTGGCCAAATCTGGATACTTATCTTTAATATTCATTCTTAACATTGGTCCACCAAGAGCATTAGCCTGACGAACATCCTCTGTATTTTTAACCACAGTTTGTTCGCCATCTAATTCGATCAGTGTTGCAAGATCGAAGTATAAACCTGCTAATCTTTTACCATCAACACTTCGATCACTAGACCCTGCTTTGAGAGATTCAACAACTAAAAGTGCTTTCTCTTTCATGTCTGGGTCTGATGGTGGATCAAGAATATCTACTACAATTTCAACGGGGCCATTATTTGGCGTATTAAGTTTTGGCTTAATTAAACCAAATCCAATTAAAAGAGCTGCTATTAATAGAATAATTTTAGAAGTATTCATAGACTAGTCTTTCCTTTGCATACTGTTGGACTTAGATATGGAAACATTTGATCAGCAACCTTTACCGCTTCAGCACAACCACTCTTTTCTGCAAGATCGCGTGTTTGCTTCCAAGAGACTACCAACCTAAAGAATATATCCTCATTGGCTACTGGAGCACTTGATGATGTAACAACAGATGTTTTTTTAGTAAATAAACCCTTAAGTTTATCTGTTAAAGAAACTAACAATTTTTGTACTGGGCTTAATTTATCCTTAAATAAAACCCATATCACAAGACCCACACCAGCATATAGAGCAACATCCGTGGTGCTTAAACGACTAGCAAATTGATCAAAACTTTCTGTATAATTCATAAATTATTGCCCTTCATTTTTCTGAAATTTTTGGAACACTATCTAGTGAAGGATCTACTTTGTTTTTAGGATCAATAAAGACACCCACGTTTCTGAAAGTAGTTACTAGGGCATCGATGCTGGACCCGGCTAACAACATAAGGAAAGCCTTCACATGCTTATGTATTATAGGCTCAAGAAAGTTTGGAACAAAAGGGATATCTACCACTAAAAAAACTCTATCATAGAATCCTGATAATAAATCCAACACAAGAGCTTTTTTGTCTGGCCCACTAAGTTCATTACCAATTTCTTCAATAATTTGTACTAATTGCGCTAATACTAATTGTAAAATTTTCCATGCTTGATCAACTGCTATATTTTTAACAGATTGTGTTTGGATTTTAACTTGATTTATTAGTTTTTCTAGTTCTAGTTTTAACTGGTCTTTTACTGTCATTTTTTTTACCTCTGTTTTTTGTGTTGGCCTCTTCTCTTTCTGCTGGAGTAGCAGTATTCCACCAAGTTTTTTTAAGTTCGGATCGACTCTTTACATATTTATAAAGAACTATTAATTGTCCAGCTACTAGTATTACTGCTTCCAAACCCCTAGTAGTTTCTTGAATAAGATCTTCTTTTTGAGAATTTTCACCAATTAATCCTAGTAGATATAATCCACTAAAGATGAAACTAACCATTGTGAACCAAAATTCACTTGTTCGATAGCCAGGCTTAATCATAGATTATTCCTCCATAGAAATAATACACCAAAATTTAATATGACCAAATTATATCATTTTATAGGTTTTTAGTGCGGCTGCTATGGTTTGATCCATATCATAATACCTATACTGACCCAATCTGCCGCCAAGTATATACTTTGATTTTTGATTAATTTCATTCGCATATTTATTATATAAGAAATTATTTGTTTGGTCGTTGATTGGATAATATGGAATCATAGTATTATTATATGGTACTGAGAATTCTTTTGTAATAATGGTTTGATCCACTGTTTTAAAATTAAAATATTTATGTTCAATAATTCTAGTATAAGGAATATCCAAACTAGTATAATTTATTATAGATCCACCCTGAAAATCACCTCTATATATTTCATTTTCAAATCTTAAACTTCGATATTCTAGTGGACCAAATTTATAATCTAATAATTCATCTACAGACCCAGTATAAACAATTTGATTACTAATATTTTCAAAGTATGATTTTTGTGTTATAAAATCTACATCAGTAATTACTTCTATATTGTGTAATAATTTTTCAAATATACTAGTATATCCATCTGATGGTATACCCTGATATATAGCATTAAAATAATTATCATCAAAAGATAATCTTATAGGCAATCTTTTGAATATGCTAGATGGTAATTTATTAGGTTCTAATCCCCATTGTTTTTTCGTATATCCATATATAAAAATATTATATATTTCTTCTCCTAATGCGTTTAAGGCAATCTCTTCTAAATTTTGAGGATTTTGAATTTTTAGTTGCACACTTTCTAATTTATATTTAGCTTCTTGTGGATTGGTTACGCCCCACAATTGATATAATGTAAAAAGATTGATAGGAAAAGAAAAAAGTTTATTATTAAAATTTACTTTACATTTATGAATATAGTTATTAAAAGTAGTAAATTGATTAATATATTCCCAGACATATGTATTATTTGTATGAAAAATATGTGGTCCATATTTATGAATATCTATACCATATTGTTTTTCAGTATAGCAGTTTCCACCGATGTGGTTTCGTTTTTCTACAACTAAAACCTTTTTACCATCATTATGCGCTTTATTAGCAAATACAGAACCGAATAATCCAGCACCAACTACCACAAAGTCATAATTCATATAATCATATATTTCTCTTTTTACGAATTTTGGGTTTGGGAAACTCATTAGTAGCTGGTAGTGATCTATACCATTCTGCAAAGTGGATGAGATACCCATCAAGATCCACTAATGCATTGTCTGATACAATTTGGCCACCATCAACACCTTCAATAGTCATGACTTTAATATTGGGTGAAGAATCGTTTAAAATTTGTAATTGTTCAATAGCATTTGTAGCACTTAACCAGCCCATAATATTTTTCTCCTTATATATAATATTACACTATTTTATAATAAATTTAGATCTATTAAATTATTGAGCCACATTGAATGAATTTTACTTTGAAATGGATGATGGCAATTAATGGTTTGATTGGGAAATGGTTTGCCCCATGAAGTAAAGTGAACTATTTTTC